GATTGCTCGCGAGACTCTGATGACCGCTCAGCGTCTGCTGCTGGACACCGGGAACCTTAACATGTTCCACCAGTCCATCGGTTCGCTGACCCTGCTAGACGACTATCGCCGCTGGCGCGATCGTGTGTTCCTTGATGAGTTTTCGAAATCGGAAGCTCGTGGTGCCTCTTCTGACACCCAAGGTGGTTACTACTACCCCAACGGTAAGATCAAGACTGGCTCTACCACGCTGACTGCTTATTCCGCTACAGAATACGCTTCTGAGCGTTATAAGTTCAACGTCAAAACTGACCTTCTGGAAGTTGTCAAGCAACTCCGCAAGCGCAATGTGCCTGTCTTTGCTGACGGTTACTACCGCTGTATTGCTGATCCCTCTTTCATGAAGGATCTGCGTGCTGACCAAGGTTTCCGTGAAGTGGCTCGTTACCCTGGCATGGGCCAGCCTAACCCCCTTATGGGTGCCATGGCTCCCAACGCCTCCATCTATGGCGGCGGTCAGTACGGCCAAGCTCAATTCGTGGCTGGTGAACCGATCATGCCTTCTGGCTTTGTCTTTGAAGGCGTACGTTTCTTCGAGTCCACCAACTTTGCTGACAAGTCCATCACTGTGGACACTGGCGACGGTCTCGGCGCTGTGTCTCACAACACTCCTCCTGCTCTGTTCTTCGGTCCTCAGGCCGTTGGCGTGGGCATCGGTGGCCCCAACGCTCAGGTTCTCATCAACAACAACGATGACTTCAGCCGCTTTATCATCTTGATTTGGCAGCTGTACGCTGGCTTTGCCAACCTGAACAAGGACTTCGTCACCGCAGCTTTCACCATCGTTTGAGGAGGTAACTAACAATGGCTACTTATAAATCAAACGCTGGTGCAATTCTGCAACCAGGCAACCAGGTTAACCGCCTCTCTGGTTACAACGGCGAGGGTGTGTTTGGTTGGCCAGGTGTTGAAGCTTACGAAACTATTGGTTACGTCAGGATCAGCAACCTTGCTGCTGACAAAGCTAACTTCAAGAGCTTTGACATCACCGTGCCTTCCCCGGATCGTCGTCCTGACGACCGTGTGCGCGACAACCGCACCTCTCTCGTGGTGCCAGCTTCTTCAGCTCGTCCTACCTACGTTGTGGGTGCGTCGATCGCGGTGGCCCAAGACTACACAGTTACTGGTTTCCCCGCTGATCCTGTGACTGCCAACATTGGTGGTACCACTTCCGAGCTGCTGGTTCTTGGTCCTAACAACGCTGGCGTACCTTTTGGTATTCCTGCTACTCAGCTGAACGGTCTTGCCGCTGCTACATCAAGCATCACTGCTGCCAGCTCCCTGTTTACTCAGGGCCTGTCTGGCGTTACGGCTGCTGGTCTTCCCTTCCCGTCCAGCGTTACTAGCACAATTGTTGCTGGCGACCTTGCCAACAGCATGATGTACAAAGTAACTTCGGACACCACCTTCAAGGTGTTCAACACCACTGCCATCACCTCCACAACGGTAAATGGCGCCGGTATCTTCATCAGCCAAACTGATTTTGATGCTGGACGTGCAGGCTACCTTGTGTGTCGCGTGAACTACATTCGTCCTCAAGCCGCCGTCTCCTGGCGCGACATTGAGGGTCTGATTGACTTTGCTTCCCAAGTGGGTGGCGACGACATCTGATCAGTAGCGCAACAAGGTTAATGTTGGTATTGTATTGGTAGTTGTCACTCCTATGGAATGCTCTACCAATACAAACTGACTGGCGGACTCGTTGAAGTTGTTTCTAAACACGGAGACGGTGTCTTAATGTGTGTGGACTCTCAAGATGAGGTTATCTATGTCGAAGAAAACGACTTGACGCCTCATCTTGAAGCCACCAACGAAAAAATTCGGACGGAAGAACGTCTAACTGCTCAGCTTGAAGCTGAAGGCGTTCGTCCAGCCAAGCCAACAACACGGGAAACTTTCCCTCTTGATGTCCGCATCAATATCAACACAGCAACTGCACGTCAGATCGCAGACTCTCTCCCTGGCGTCGGACTTAAGACAGCCCGTGACATTAAAGACTTGCAAACGTCGTTGCCAGCTGAACGTTTCCAGAAGTTAGAGCAACTCCGATCAATTAAACGCGTCGATTGGGATGAGATTTTTAAAGAAAATCTTGTCCGCGTAGAGTGATAATTTGCGCGTGCTAGTGTGTTACTGGGTATAGCTATAGCCTGCGATACCCAAAAACGCATTAATAAAAACTAATGCAACTCGATACCTTCCTTAAATCAAAGGTCCGCTGGCACCTGGGGTACAACACTACATCCATCCCCGCTGGTGACCAAGCGCGGCTAGAGGAAGCTGTCAACAACATCCCAGATTCGTTCTGGTATAGCAAGATTGTCGAACAGGTCGGTCGGTGCGATGAGGCTGAAAAACGCACAGACATGACAGGTAGCGTGAACAATAACACCGTTCCTCGTAATCGTATTGAAAGCATCGCTGGTGACGTTGATCGTACGATTGCAACTTCTGATTTTAGGGACACGCTAAAAACCTGGACGGCAATTTATCTATACGAGACGGATCGACTAGCCCTTCATCTTTATGTCCCCAATTACCGAAATCCTGAACAAGCGAGGTATCGGTTTAATCGGGAAGGCGCTGAGTTTATCCAAGCACTTCCTGGCCCCGCTGACGTTGCTGTTGGCACTCGACTTATGCTCAACAACAGCTTCCGCTAAATCCTCATCAGCTGCATCAGTCATGGCAGAAGATCTAGCTTTTTACCAACAACAAGTACAGAATCCTTCTGTGCAAAAGCTGCTTAACGCAATTCGTTACGCAGAAGGAACAGCTGGTCCTCAAGGCTACCAAACACAGTTCAGTGGTAAAAAGTTTTCTGATTTAAGTCGCCATCCAGATCAAGCAATCAGTTCAGGTGGATACACCAGCACCGCCGCTGGAGCCTATCAATTTTTAACACCGACTTGGCAATCTGTTTCAAAAAAACTTGGACTAAAAGGTTTTGGCCCTAAAGAGCAAGACATTGCTGGTACGTACTTAGCGCATCAACGTTTAAAACCAATTGGTGGTTTTGCACGTTTAGAAAAAGAAGGGTTGTCTCCAGAAGTTGCGGCCGCTTTATCTCCGGAGTGGGCATCGTTCCCCACGCAAAGCGGTAAAAGCTATTACGGACAACCGGTCAAGTCTTTAAAAGATCTACAAAAAGTTTTTGGCACAACTCCAAAAACAACGCAACCCACACAACAACTTACACAACAACCCGTAGCTGCAAGACAAGCTCAAACCCCAGGTGGAATTACCTACAACATTTATTTAACAGATGAAGACCAAAAAGAATCTGTTGATCCCATGGATTTCATGCGAACCTTAGCTCTTGGTCGCCGTAACAATTTAAACGTTGCTGACATGGCTAGTGCAATTGCTGGCGCCGCCAGCACTCCTCAGAACTTTGGTTTTGGTATGAGCTGATGACCAACAGCATGCACGTCGGATATGTAGCAAAAAGCGGAGAAGACGTTCTCCCTTCTACTGGCCCACATCTCGATGTTCGTGTTCTTAAAGACGGTCAGTATATTGATCCATCTACTTGGCGCTCAGGTTTACAACGTTTAAAAATTGGATCTGCTCGTACACCGCTCTATCGGCAACAAGGAGACAAGTGGTCTCCGGGATTTGCAATTACTTCTGGTTACGGCCCTAGGGTCGCTCCTACGGCTGGTGCATCAACAGACCACAAGGGCATTGATTACGGTATTGCAGGAGGAGAGCAGCTGTTCTGGGAGGGCCCAGGAACTTTTAAACCTGGCAAAGGGTACGGAAGCATTACAACCCCAGAAGGATACGAAGTTCGTCTTCTTCACACCAAAGGAGGAAAAGAAACTCAGCTTCAACCCACACAGCAAACAACTGTTCAACCGCAACCTCAAACTCAATTAACTGACGCTTTTGGTACAAACGTTACATACAACTTCTACGTTCAACCAAAAAAACAAAAATCTTCTAAAGACTACCTTACTTCTTTTATTGAAGAAAACCTTCAGCAACAAAAAGAGTCGCCTCTTTCAGCTAACTCCATCTATAAAATGCTGACATCAGCTGCTGCTCCTTCCAACGTGTATTCCTCATTTGGGTTGGGATAGATGCGACGTCTTAGCAGCTTTAATCGTTTTGTGCAGCCTACGGAGCATCCAGACGATTGGGGTAGGAAAAATGAGCCTCCCGTGGCAAGGCCAGGCGACTTTAAACTTGGCTACACCCTGGGACTGAACCGCAACGCTCCTCCCTACGAACGTCCATCTGCAACCAGTACAGGGCCTGGAATGACCGGCGCTCCTCGTAAAGCGCGTATGGCAGGAGAAGCCCTTCAAGCGTTCATAAACTCAACTGGTACGCCATCCACAGAGCCGTTGCCTGATGTAGGAAGAGCAGAAATCAGGGTTCCCTTTCTCTACTGAATGCCATAACTGTTGACCTAGACTAGAATCTAAAAATCAGAAACGTAAAACGCAGTGTCGTCTTCTAGTTCAAATAAACAACCAATGCTGGTTGATCGTCCAGCAACTACAAGCACTCTTGTCACTGTTGCTTCGGGCCAAACATTTTCTACCACACTGGTGCCGACATCTGTTGGCAACGCTACAAAAATTTTTGATGTTGATTCCTCTCTAACTGATACATCTGTCAGTGGCGCATACATTGACGAAATTTGGTTTCAATACGCAAAACGAAATAACACAGCTATTGACGCGCAGTCCCCAACAACGGGAACTTACTCTGCAAATGGAACAACAGTTACCGTAACAATTGCAGCTGGTCACAACGCGCAGATTGGACAAAAAGTTGTTCTGGATTACACCAGCTACAGCTCTGGCAGCTTACCAGCAGATGAAATTATTACAGTTACTTCCGTAACTCTAACAACCTTTACCGGCACAACAGCGGCCTCTGTCTCAGGACCAATTACCGGTAATGTCAATGCTTACCTGCCACTTGACTTTTGTTTCTATCTTGTTAACGCAGCAACTCTTACAAATACAAACCAGTTCTTTCCTTTATTTGTTGCTAGCATCCCCGCAACTTACGATAACCAGTTTTTTAGCCTCAGCTCTAATAACGTTCTTCCTCTCATTAACCACCCAGTTCCTCAGGCTGGCGCAAACTTTACAAGTACAAACAGCCTGACATCGCCTAAAATTCGTGGTTTAATGTTGCAACGTGGACAAGCTCTTTATGCAGCAGTAAGCGGTCCCACTGCGCTAACTAATGGTTTCTATGTAGGTGTCCAAGGCGGATACTATTGATGCAAGACAATGCCCTTTAATTCTAGCGGATTCAAAAATCCAGCTAAATTAAATTTCAACGGAAAGTCTTTTGGTGGTTTTGAAGATCCAAAACAGTTTCGGAAATCACCTGCATATTCATTAGATGCAAACCCGTTTAAGTTTACGCCGGATAAAGATGAAGTTCGTAGTCGAATTAAGTACTACGATCAAGATTCTCTTTGGGCCAGATGGAGACGCGGTTACGAGTTATACGCAATAACCCAAAGTGTTTTAGGTTCTTCTGCATCAGAACGAAAATCCAGAGGAGATTACAGAGTGTACTGTGCATATCAACAGTACCCTGGAGAATTTATCCCTGCGCGTGTATTTACTTTTCCGTCAATAAATCAAGAAACAGGCGGGCAGTTTGTTGGTATGCGAGATACCAACTCATTTAGTTTTTACAAATTTGGTTTACCTATTCTTGCTGTTCGTTATCTCGGAGAAGTTATAAACGCAAGCTACGCTCAAGTAGGTACTTCCATAACAGTAACCAAAAGTGACCATGGGTTTTTGGTTGGTGAAAACGTTTATCTTGATTTTCAATCTGGTGGCGCATTAGACGTAACACTTCCTGTTGTAAGTAAAACGCAAAACACTTTTACGGTGACTTCGGCTTCTCCACTAACAACAAGTGGAACTGTAAAATACTACCTTTCAACAACATTTAACGATACTCGTTGGGTTTCAACTAGAGTACAACTTCGTTTTTTGCCTACGCCAGCCCTTCTTTTTGCAGGAGAACGGCTTGCCGATCGAATTGTAGAACGTGATCCAGGAGTAATTTCAACTTACTCCAGAACCGGTTCAATTGTTACTGTAAATTGTTCTTCACAGCACGGGTTGTCAACTGGAAATAAAGTTTTTGTTTCTATTACTGGAGGAGTTGTTTCTTCTGGGCAATATGAGATTACAGTAATAACGCCAACTCAACTTACTTTTTCAACAATTGATAGCGGCAGTACTTCTGGTAACTTGACGTTAAACAGATTAATCCCCGGTTACAGGTACGATGACTATGTAGGATATACCGTTACAGGTGTAGATGTAACAACAAGTGAAATTATTTTCCAAAGAGACGACAGCTATGGAGCAAGAACTGCAAACGGTATTACAGAAACAATTGTCCCAGCCCACAGAGGTTTTGCTGTTGGTAGGTTTTTAACAACTGAATTACGTTGGCAGTGCGGCTGTCAAGACTACATTCGTCGCTCTGGTTATAACTTGTACAAAGAAGTACAGGCTAGAAAATTTCCTGTAACTGCAATTACGTCTACAAAACCAGGTCAAACCCAAAATAAAGACGGCACAATCACCGATACCCGAGACATTCCAGGTAGTTTTTCTGATTTAGGTTATATTTCAATTAACAATTTTTATCAACTTCCAAATTACAAAGATAAAGCAGGCACCTCGTATCCTAACTTGATGTACTATCAGTTGCGCTGGTGCAAACACATTTATGCAGCAATGTTTTCTCTTCAACACAATGAAGGAAACCAGGAGATTGATTTAACTGCACGTTATATTCAGACCGGTCCAAACGTTACAGTTTATGCATCAGATCACGGCTTAGAAGCAAACACTAAAATTCAACTTGATTTTACAAGCGGCTCTGCTATATCAGGCGAGTACACAATTACAAGTGTTCTAAACAAAGACAGTTTTGTAATTGTTTACCCATTTTCCAATGCAACTAGCGGTTATTGCACTGTCAATAATTTAAGAGAACATGAATATGTTTCAAACTGGTTGCTTGAGCCAAGTGATAAACCTATTGGCGACGATCTAGATACTTTTTATCGTAACTTTGATAAAGAGAATGAGAAGTTAAAACAAGCAGCAGAAAGATTAATGCTTGTACAAAAAGGAATGCCGTGGTCCGGAAACAAACCTATTATTGGTGATTACAATCAACCACAACAAGTTGCAAATTACGATCCGCAGCTTTTGACTATGTTGGTAACTGACAACATTCGAAAAGATTACACTAATCAATTAGACCGCAGTGGTAAACCTTTAAATACAACAAACCGTATGATTTCAATGCTTAGCAAGCTTTTAAATGTAGATCCTACCCTTATAAACGATATTAAATTTGGAACGCTTAATCAACCTTTAATCAACTACAATCAAAATTTTGAGTCAGGTCTTGTTGATAGTGGTTCTTACTTAAACGGGGATCCTGTTGACCCTGCTTCTTCTACAAGTACAATTGACTGTAGCACCTACTCACCGCTGACCGATCAGGATGCAGTGGTTGATGCCGGATTGTACATTAACGTTTGATTATGGCTATTCAAGTTCTCGGTCGTCGTTCTAATGTTCTTTATGATCGCCCTTACCCAATCAGATTAGGTACTGGTGAAGTTGCAATTAATTACAACTCTGGCGATCCAGGTTTGTTCTTCGCTGATAGTACTTCTTCGCCTTCAACAGGGCTCATTAAAGTTGGCCCTACTTACATTGGTGCAACTGCACCCAATACGCCAGCGGCAGGATTTGTTTCATTTTCAAAAGGTGAATCTTGGTTAGACACATCTAGTACTTACATCCATAAATTATTTGATGGGACTAGCTGGCAAACTCCAAAAGCTGTTGCTTCCAGGGGTAATGGCAAGCCTGCAAATCCTATTGATGGTCAGCTACACTACGACAATTTAGTTCCTGGTTTATTCATGTACAATTCCACAACAGTTTCTTGGTTGGCTGTGTAGTCAGTTTTTATTTAAACTGAGTAGATAGTCTAAAATTCTGTCAAGCTTGTTATGGACGGCTTCAATTTCGCGTAGAAAGTCTTCTTTTAAAACGTAATCGTGAAGAACACGCTCTTCAAGCCTGTCCAAATCTTTCTCAATTGACTCAAACCTTGAATTGATTTTTTGATTAAAATTTGACAACGCCTTAGAAAAACCAGTGACCGCACCTGCGATACCAGATAAGATTGCAATAATTGTGTCAGGTGCCACGCGAAGCTTGCTTTTTCTCCTATTCTAAAGTGTTTAACAACCTATAATGAATTTCAGAAGTAGTTTGCGGCTACCGGTGCGCCCGGTTTAAAGTTCTAAAATGGCAACACAAGTACAGTTTCGACGCGGCACTACAGCTGAAACCAGCAATTTTACTGGTGTTGTCGGTGAAGTTACTGTCGATACAACAAAACATGTTTGCGTTGTTCACGACGGTACACAAGCTGGCGGATATCCGCTTATGCTTGAAAATGGAAACAACTCTGCATTGTTTCCAGGATCTTTAAGCAATTGTGCGTTAAAGTTCTTTGGAGATCCGAACACAGGTTTTATTTCCCCCGGCACGGATCAATTTGCAATTGTAACTGGGGGAGTTGCTAGACTTACAGCAGATGCGGCTGGTGCAATTACTATCCCAGGTAATGTATCTATCGCAGGAAATCTTTCTGTAACCGGAGGATTTAGTTCTTCCGATAACCTTGCGCTTATAGTTGCTCTGAGCTAATATGGCCAATATTTTTAAAATGGCTAC